TTCATATGTTCATGCTTATCTAGTAATAGCCTGCTCTATAGGTAAAACTAAGGGACGAGGGGTCGTTATCTCTAAAACTGCCGCTACATCAGCGCGGTAGCCCGCCCCTACACCGTCGAATGCGGGGGGTCGACGGGGGGTTGCGGGGGGTCGCTGACCGAAATCGTCGGCCCCCCGCGCGGCCCCCCGCGGCCCCCCGCGCTTTAGCCTCCGCGGGAACCTGGTTCGCCCTTCATATCGGTGATCTCGTGGATGTAGCCGACAACGTCCTGGATGTCGCCTTCGACGCAGTAAAGCACCCCATTATTGAGCAGGATGTTGACGCGCGAGTGGTCGTCTTCGACGATCGCCGCTATGTAGCTCGGCACGATGTAGACGTACCCGGGCTCGATGCGGTTTTTGAAAGAGACGATCGGGAAGGTGGTCTTAGGCATGGCTCATTGCTCCTTATTGGCGACGATCTTCAACCCGCTCAGCATGTCGCCGACTGTTCGGCTGGCGGTAGGCAGGCCGCTCGACAGCGCCTCTCGCCGCAGGTCGGTGCCGTCGGCCCCCGTCCATATGGTGGCGAGCCGCTGCGTGCGGGCGTAGAGCGGGTATTTCTTGGTCTCGTACTTGATGGTCCAGTTGGCGCCATCCTTCACCCCCACGCGGAACAGCTTGCGCTGCGCCAGGCGGCGGGCGATCGGCTCCCACCTGTCTGGGTACTCGGCGTTGTGCACCTCCTTGTACTCGCGCATGGCGGTGATGATCTGCTCGGGGATCAGCACCTCGCCCGGCAGGAAGCGCACCGCCTCCTCGAAAGCGTGATCGATCGGCGAGGACGCCAGCTCGGTCATCGCCGCCTTGCCGACTGTCATGGGTGGCATCGCGTAAGGCGAGTAGCCTGTCAGGTCGACGTCGAGCAGCCAAGCGGCGAAGGCTGCCACGTTGGCCTGCTGCGCCATCCAGGCGTTGACCGCGTCCCAGTAGCGCACGTCCTGCACCTCGCCGTTGGTGCCCACCCAGAAGCGCCTGTCGCTAGCCGGCAGCGGCAAGGCATCGGGGTTGTTGGTGAAGATGGCGCAGGAGGCGCAGACCAGTGCGTCGTAAGCCTTGATGCCCTTGCCGATGATGGTACGGGTCTGGGCGCGCGGGTCGACGATCTCCTTGAGCCGCTCATAGGTGTCGTGCTTGGTACGGTAGGCTGAGCCGTTGTCTGCCGTGCTGCTTTCGTTAACGAGGACGATCAGGCTGTCGGCCATCCACTCGGTGTATTGCGACTGGTAGGTGCGGCCGGCGAAGTGGTCGAAGCCGATCGAGCGCACGTAGCGGGCGCCGAACAGCAGCTTCAGCAGCTCGCCCAGCGTACCGCGGCCGGTGCCGTGCTCGCGCGCCACCATGACCACCGCAGGGCCAGGCACGGAAGGGTTGCGGTACTTGTAGGCGAGCCACTGGATGAACCAGCGCCGCTCTACCTCGTCAGGCAGGATTTGCTCGAGCAGCTCGATGCCGATCTCGGCGTCGCCCTCCTCGCCGCCGTCGTGCACCTCTGGGTTGTATATGTTGACGTAGAGCTTGCCTTCCTCCTCGAACGTCGGGCGCGGCATGTCGGGGCGCATTCGTAGCCCTTCCACCGTCACCCGCCGATCGCTGGTCAGCCATAGGTCGGCGGCGTGTATCTTCTTCACCCCTCCCTTCGGCCCCGGCTCGCTGTCCTCTACGTACTGGGCGTACTTGTTCCTGAAGGCGGTGAGGGTCATGCCATCGGTGATAGACGTCGCCCAGATGGGCACCACTACCAGCTGCTGGTTGGCGCAGTAGGCGTAGGTTTCCAGCAGCTTGTTTGCCGCCTGGTAGGCACTGTCTGCGCTGGTGAGCTTCAACCTCCGGCGGTCCTTCAGCTCCTGCAGCTTCTCGGCGACGCGGTTCATCATCTCGCGCTGATCGGCCACCTCGGTGGTCGGCTTGGCCGAAGCGGGCAGGTGCGTCTCGCCGCTGGCGCTCTCCCACACTGATACGGCGCCGCTATGCGTGCGTGCCACGAGGCAGCGGTCCCGGCGTATGGCCGACGGCCCCTCCAGCCACGAGGCCGAGCACTTCAGCCCTTCCTCGCCGGCCACGGCCTGCAGCTCAGCCAAGGTGCGGGTGCGGTCGTCGCTGCAGTCGAACAGCATGTCGTCGGTGAGATCGTAGACCCGCTCGGCCTCGCTCTCGCCCTTCTTCGAGCGCTGCACCGGCGTCCAGCCCTCCTGCTCGAGCACCCGCTCGACCAGGTCAATCAGCTTGAATACCTGCGCCTTGGTGATCACCGGCAGGTCGGCGAGCGGCACCTCTAGTGGTGACGCGCCTTCCCACGAGTAGGCGACCGCAACGCTGCCGTCAGGCTCTCTTTTGTTGGCGCCAAACGAGCCGAAGAAGCGGTGAGAAGCTCCTCCAAATACTTCCACGCCGTGGGCGCCGTCGTCTTCGACAGTACCCGGCGCAAGCCATCGACGGGTGAAAATTCGGGTGAAGGGCTCGTCGACGCGGAAGAACCAGGCTTCCTTGAAGCCCGTGCCGTGTCGAAGGAGCGTTTCCGAAACTGCTGGTTCTTCTTTTTCAAGTGCGTCAACGATGACATGCATCACCTCATGGTTGATGTCCAGATCGAACACGCCGAGGCCGTCCTGCACCCTGATGCCGGTATCCTGCCAGCGGCTGTGTCTCCGCGTCCAGTCTGCGATCGCCACCTCGTCGACGACAGCTGTCGGCCACCCCTTCATAAAGCAACGCTTTTCCAGCGTCGGGAGCGGTGTGTAACCGTTCGCGAGGAGCTGGAGGCGGATGTCAGTGGGCGCAAGGGGTTGTTGACCGCTGGACGCGGTCTCGCTATATACAGTGGTGGGCATGGCTCGCCCTTCCTTTCCGGTCTGGTAAAAATCGAACGCCCGCTCTCATCAAGCGGGCGTTCACCTTATGCGCCTTCGATCAGCGCTTCAAGCCGCGACAGGCGCGCGTCGAACTCCTCGTCGTCGCGCCAGTCCTCGACGCGCTGCAACGCGCTACGCATGGTCTCCCGAGAGGCTCCCAGGCGCGGCGCGGCGAGCGATGCCGACTGGTTGTAGAGCACCACCGAGCAGAGATACCACCAGACGCTACGAGCGCGGCTGATGTCGCGCGCCCTGCTGCCGGCGAGGATCGCCGAAGCCGGTATCCTGAACTCGGAGCTGACCAGCCGGAGGACTTTCTCCTCCGGCTTCCAGTTGCCGGTCACCGCCCGCGAGCGGTAGCCGGCGACAGCTTGCAGGCCCTCGTACATCACGACGCGAACCCCGGTCGGATGACCACCCGCACGGCGCGGTAGCCGTTGCGATAGGCTTGACGCCACCCTTTGCGCCAGTCCTCGCTGAAGTAGCCGCCGAACTCGACGAGCAATTCAGCCCTCGTCGAGCACGTAGCCTGCGACATGAAGTACCGCCCGTCTACAGCGCTCGGGATCGCGATGCCCCAGGCGTAGGCGGGCTCGACATGATGTCCGGGCGTCACGGCACGATCTCCTCGATCAGCGAGACGGGCAGCCAGCGCTGCTCCTCCTCGACGCGGAACCACGTGTGGCGCGCGTTGTTGGCGTCCACCTCAGCCACCGTCTTCCAGCCGCGCGGGTAGGGCTTCGCCGGCTGCGGCTTGGCGTCCCCGCGCAGCTTCACGCGGGCGCCGGGCTTGAGCAGGGTGAGATCAGGTGCTTGCATTTCGGGTAACCTCCTTCAGGCCGGGGCTGTCGTTGCGCACCCACGGCGTGCGCATGTGATCCAGCCCTATCTGGAACTCCGGGAACTCCTTGCCGTGGCCCAGCACGTCATACCAGCCGTCTTTGATCGGATGACCGTTGATGGTCTTTGCCCCTTCCAGCCGCACGCGATCACCGCGCTGCGGCACTGGCAGAACGTCGCCGGTCGCTCTGCCTTCAGCGTCACGCACGGCGAAGTGGCCCTCCGGGATAGCGAAGGCGTCGCGCTTCTCCGGCACGGGTAGCACCGCGTCGGAGGCAGCTTCGGCCGTGCTGTCGCCACCAGTCGGGAAGGCGCCTACTAGCGTCGAGCCGAAGGTGCGCCTGTCTAGTTCGTCGACGTGCTTACCCCACTCGTCCATGCGCTCATGCGCCCGCTTGGCGCTGTCGCGCACCGCGGCGATCTCCTCGACCAGCCCCGAGACGCGCTCGCCGATGATCTCGGCGACCTGGGTGATGCGGTCGTGGAGCTTGCGGTTGTGGTCGGCCTCGCCGACGTTGACGCCATGCAACTCCTTGCCGAAGGCGGCGACACGAGCGCCGTGCGTGTTCAGGGCGCTCACGGTACGCTGCTCAAACTCGTCTTGCCGCCCTTCGATAGCGTCGAGCCGCGTCAGGATCGAGCCGTAGTTGTCGGCCGGCTGCACCAGCCGCGCGAGGCGGTCCTCGACCTTCGCGAGACGCTCGGCGAGGGCCTCGACAGGCGTCGGCTTGTGCAGGAGCAGCTCACCGATCTCGGCGGCTTCGCCGATCTCCAAGTTGTAGGTCGAGATGGCGATGTCGACGGCAGTGCCTAGCACCGAGTTGGGCAGGGTCACGGACAGCTGCTCCGAGATGTGCTTCGCCGCGGCGCTGCGAGCGCTCTTGCGGGCACGTTCGTACAGGTCAAGCGGTTCGTTGGTCTTCATGGCTGATCTCCTCTAGCCTAGTGCTTTGGTATAGTAGTTCCACTCGGTAATTTCGGCGGTGAGTGGCAGGGTAGCCCGCCACTCGGGCTTATATTCCATAGCCTCTTTCAGGTGCATGGTAGCAGCGCGCACATCGGCCGTGTCGTCTACCACCTCCGTGATCACCTCATCGTGCGTATGCGCTACCACCGGCATGGCCTCGCCGTAGGCTTCGTCGAGCATCACCAGGGTCTCCCGCAGGATCGACCCCGCCACCGCCTGCGTACAGTTTTCCGCGCATTTCCCATGCCACAGCGCCGACCAGCCGTAGCCCTTGCGGTACCAGATGGCGGTCTTCTCGCTCTCCTCACCGGTGTCCTTGTCCTTCACCTTGCGCGTCCTGAGACGGCAGTCGGGGTAAGTGAGCAGCCGCCCGCACGGCAGCGCGCAGAACAGCGTGCCGCCCATGTAGCTCTCGTCGAACACATAGGCCACCCGCCCGGCAGCGTAGGCCGTGCCGGGGTTGCGCAGAGCCATGTTGACGGCACCCCACAGCCCGCTCGACTGGTCGACATTGCCGTGGCGGTCGACGTGGAACTTGCCCCAGAAGTCGGGCGCCCACTGGTTGCGAGCGCGCCAGTTCTGCACCAGCTCGATGCCGGCGGTGTCGTCGAAGTAGGTCTTGTAGGTCACCGCCATCTTCTGCAGGGCGCCCAGGGCGCCGCCGAAGCCCAGCGAGAGCGTCGGCACCTTGCCGTGGCTCTGCCGCTGCAGCTTGTCGACGTCAGCCGCAGGGATGCCGAGCAGCTCGCCGGCGGTGATCTCGTAGATGTCGGGCAGGTCAGGGTCGCTGTCGTTCTGCCGGAAGATGTCAGACGAGCGTCTTGCCCGGGGCGGCTATGAAGGTCGGCCTGATCAGCATGCCGAGGGACTTGCCGATCGGGCCGATGGTATCGGTGAAGCGCTCGAGGAAGGCGATGTCGAGCTTCATGCTTCGCCTCCCCACTGCGCGGCCTCGGCGAGGACCAGCCCCGGGAAGCAGCGGCTGCGGTCCTTCCAGCGGTTCGGCCCCGGCGGGGCGAGGTGCACCGCCGACCACGCCTTGTACTCGTCAGTGCCGCGCGCCGGCGGCGTCAGCTTGTTGGTCGGCACGAGATCGGCCGCTACGCGCTTGCCGCGGCGCCAGTGGCAGGTCGCCTTGAACGCCTTGTCGCCGAACCACCACGGCTGCACCACCTGTGTGGCGCCGCCCGCGTCGAGCAGCGCCTGCCCGTGACCGTGCATGACGGGGTTTTCGAGCACGACGTCCTCGATGTCGACGTTCCACAGGCGGTTGAAGAACTCGGCGCCGGCGCGCATCTGCTCCCACCGCTCCTCGACGCGCTCACGGGTGCCCCGCCTGTAGAGCCACCGCACGCCGCTGTTGGCGAGGAAGGTGCAGGGAGGGTGGCCGATCATCATGTCCCACCCGTCGTTGATGATGTCGAAGACGTCACCTTGATGGTGCCAGCGGGGGTCGCCCTCGCATGGCTCAAAGTCAGCGGACCACGCATCGTGGCCCAGCGCCCGGAAGGCGTCGCGCTCGCGGGCGCTGTAGGCGCAGGCTATGAGAACGCGCATCAGTTGAGCCTCCCGGCGCCGTGGCCGCCTTTGTCGCAATGGCAGAGCGGGGTGTGATCGGGGTTACTCACGGCGAAGGGCCTCCTCTGCCACACGCTCAATGTTGTCGATGGTCTGCCGCCGGTGCTCGGAACGCGCCTCGCCCACGTAGTAGGCGGCAGGTGGCATGTGGTGCTCGATGATCAGGCGCCTGATCTCTTTCAGCGCTTCCTCGAATTTCTGCTGGCGCATGTCACAGCACTCCGAGCATGTGGCCGGCGACCCACACGATCAGCATAGCGATCGCCGAGCCGCCTACGAGGTTGAGGGTGTTTTGCATCACTTGATCTCCGAGAAGGTGATGCCGTTGTTCGGCGTGATCAGGGCGCTGATCTTCGCGGTCTGGGTGCTGCTACCGCCACGGCCGACGCACTCCCACAGCCACATCTCTTTGGGCTCGGCGAAGATGCGGCCTTTCTCCCACGCTAGCGCCATCGCTTGCCCAAGGGTGTCTCGGCTGCCGAGCGGGTTCTGGTCGAAGGGCGGCGCATGGTTGACCTGCCACCAAGTCTTGTCCTTGTCGAAGATGCTCATCGTACATTCTCCTCTGTTCGATGAAGCCGACCGTAGCACCTCTCGCAGTACCGGTCCAGTACCTAAATGAAAAAGACCCCGTCGATTTCTCGACGGGGTCTTCGGACAGCTGCACTGCGCGGGTCCCTCGTAATCTGCAGACCCTAGCGCGGGCGGTTGGCGAAGTCCAGCCCGCTCGGCACGTAGCTATCCTTGCCGTCGGTCATGCCGTCGTACCGGTGCGCGGCGGCGCGCTCGATGTCGTGCGGGTGGTCGCCGTCGTCGTCGCGACCGAAGTACACCTCGCTCTCGGCCTTCTGCTCACGCAGGCGCTGCTCGTAGCCGCGGTAGCGCGCGGCGGTCGCCTCCTCCTGACGGATTTGGCGGCGCCGCTCTGGCGACGGGCGCAGGAGCATCACCAGGCCCACGCCGATACCGGAGGCGAAGGCTAGGACGACGAGCAGGGCAATCACGGTGCTATTCATATTCGATCTCCAGTTGGTTGATGAGATCGATCGCGTCGATCTCAAGGTCAGGATGCGCTTTGTTGCTTAAGGAAGCTCTAACGAGGTTGTGGACCTGAACACCGCGGGAAGAATTATGGTGCACTAGTCCTTGAGCAAGGTAGCTTCGATCTCCTTCAACAGAGATGTCCCAAACATCTCTTTCTCCCAAGCGTACAACTTGCCAAGCAGAACGCGGTGCAGCTTGCGGTGCCCCCGCTTCGTCACTATCGCGAGGTTGTCCAAGTCGTTGTTCGTCTTGTCCTCGTCTATGTGGTGCACCTCCCAGTGCGCCGGCAGCTCCTCCAGCCCTAGCGATTTCGCCACGAGCACTCGGTGCTCGAACGTGTATCCCTCGCCGTTCCAAGATGCTGCGCGTCCCTGCCGCAGTATGCGGGCTCTCT